TTCTGCGAGACAACGGGCCGCCAATTCTTCAACTTTCTCGATAATCTGTCAGCAGAGCCGTTTAAGAAGCGTGGTTTTGTGCGGGGAATGCCCGTACCGGGCGGTCGTATTGAGTTTTATGAGGAGCCACGCGGCGGAATGCGCATGTGGGAAACACCAAAAGCGGGTGTTCGCTACCTGATCTTTGCTGATGTGGCCGGATCCGTGAGTTTTGACGAGTATGAGCGTCGAGAATCCCGCATTGGCGCTGGTTCCGGGTCGGATTACTCCGTAGCACAAGTTCTACGCCTAGATAATGGCGTACAAGTCGCAGAAATCCGGTATCGCGCCGATGTTGACGAGTTCGCCGACGATTTGGCGCGTCTTGGCCGCTTGTATAACGATGCAATCATGGCGATTGAGCGGAATGGGCCGGGAGCAGCCGTCCTTACCCAGTTGAAAAACGTCATGGGCTACCCACGCATCTGGCGACCCGCGAACCCTATTGGCGTAAAGACTCGTATGGACAATACGCTGGGTTGGAACACGACAAGTGCTACTCGTCCGATGATGCTTGCCGCTATGCAGGCCGCGATTCGTGATGAGCCGCACCGAATCAAGAGCGAACTACTTATTGACGAGTTGCGAACGTTTGTTTTTAGGGATCGGAATGGTAAGGAGCCGCGTCCGGAGGCTGATGAGGGTTGTCATGACGATCTTGTTATGGCTATGGCTGGTGCGCAGGCTGTGTGGCAGCAGGAGGCGCAGTCTCCGATTCGTCTTGTTGAGAAGCCTAAGCCTAAGGCTGAGGTTTCGATGCAGAAGCGTGCGCCGCGATTTGTGGTTGGACGCGGCTAGGAGATCCGCGAGTGAGCGGGTGAGGGTTGGTTTCTCCTAGCCGCTACGCGACCATAGCATGTATGATTCTCGTATGCCAGTTAAGGGTACAGATTACAAGAAGGGCGACTTCAAGAAGTTGGCGTCCAAGTTGAAGGCGAAGAGTGGCAAGGACTCGAATGCTTTGACGGCGTACATTATGCGCAAGAAGTATGGTGCTAAAAAGTGGGCGAAAATTCAGTCTGAGGGTCGCAAGGACTGATTGTGGCTGGTTTTGTTCCGCCTAGTGGCGCTCGCAGTGCCGCGCGGCGCGGACTAGACCTCGTATCTAAGGGCAAGGCTGGTGGTGGTTTTGAGCCTGCGACTGCTGATCGGGCACGCAAGATTGCTGCTGGTGCGCCGCTCACCCGTGATCATGTGATGCGTATGCACTCGTTCTTCGCTCGGCACGCTGTTGATCGTAAACCGGGCTGGGGAACGCCCGGTAAGGAGACGCCGGGTTACGTTGCTCATCAGGCTTGGGGTGGGGACGCGGCTGCGTCTTGGTCGGCTAAGTTGGCTAAGCGCCTTCGAGAATCCGGCAAGTAGGATATAGTTCTAGCGTGAATAAAAAGACGAAGTACGCGAAACTTGTTGGTTCGCTTCGCGCGAAAGGCGCTGAGGATCCTCGCGCTCTTGCCGCGTACATTGGTCGTAAGAAGTTGGGCGCAGAAGAGTTCCAGCGTCGCGCCGCTGCTGGCCGGAAGAAGGCTATGTAATGGCCGCTATTGACAAGTTAAAGAAGAAGAGCGAGCCGCAGGTCAGTATTGCGCTTCTCCGCATGAAGCCAATGTCGAAAGAAATGATGATGCAGCACGACGCCATGTCGAACGAGCAGCCAAAGCGCGAAGCAATGACCGAGGATAAGCCTGAAGACGACATGGCTGAGGATAAGATGGAAGGCGGCAAGCATTCCGCCGAAACCGAACCCGCCGCAAGCGGCACGCTTCCGAACGAACTACAGTCGCTTTTGAACAATGTAAGCGCGTACTACATTACTGCGCACCAGTTCCACTGGAACGTTACCGGCCCGGATTTTGCCGAGTTTCACGAGTTCTTTGAAGAGATTTATACGGATGCTTGGAATTCTCTCGATGGTCTTGCTGAGAGCATTCGCAAACTCGACCAGATGGTTGATATCGAGTTTGGCGAGCCTGACGAGTGCGAGGGCGTATCCGAGATGCTGGCGTGCCTTAGTGATATGAATAAGGCGCTTATTGCTCAGTACAAGGACACGATTGATTGTGCTGATAAGTATCGCGAGCAGGGCATTCTGAATTTTCTTGCGGATCGTCTTGACAAGCATCAGATGTTTCAGTGGCAGATTTCTTCGTTCGCTAAGTCGGCGTGATAGGATATTCTCATGGCTGTTGATCCGAGCATGATGGGCGCTGGCCCGATGATCCCTCCGCCGCCGATGGGCGCTCCGATGGCTGCTCCGGCTGGCGCTAACGTGCCTCCGGCTGTTGCGGCTATGCCGGGCATGGCGCAGTTGGCGCAGGCCCAGTCGATGCAGATGGCTGATCATCAGAAGCAGATGGCGATGATGCAGGAAGAGATGCAGAAGCAGATCATGATGCTGATCGCTTCGCTTCCGACGCCGAACCCGGCCGGCGAAGCCGCTGTGTCTGCGCCGCTTACGCCGATGATGAGTGGCGCTGGCGCTGCCCCCGCTTCTGCTTCGCAGCAGATGACGGGCATGAGTGGCGCTGCGCCTATTGGTGGCGCTCCTAGTGCCTACTAATAATTTTGCTTCGAGCGAAGCGAGTATCCTTTCGCCGTACACTCGCGCGGTAGCAATTACGCCGAGTGATACGACGGATCTTGATGAGATTCCGCGAGCATTGAATGTGCATAAGGGAACTGGTGGTTCGACCACGGATGTGAAGGTTCTTTTGTGGGGCGACGTTAACCCGATAACGTTTACGTTTCAGGTTGGTTTTGTGGTGCCGCTTCGCGCTCGGCGCGTGTATGCGACTGGTACGGACGCTACTCGCATCATTGCGCTTTACTAGTGCGTCCGAACTCTTGGTATACTCCTAATCGTGCCTGCAACCAATAATTACTCTCAGAGCAATCCCGCCACTCAGGCTCCGGCCAATAGTGCATTCGCGATCACGCCGCATGATACGAACGAGTTGTCGTACGTCACTCGCGCCGTGTACGTTGGCGTAAGCGGTGATGTTGTTGCCAAGTTGGATGGTGACGCTTCTGCTGTGACGTTCAAGAATGTTGCGGCTGGTTCTATTCTTCCAATTCGCGCTCGTCTTGTGACGACGGCTAGTACGGCTACGAATATGCTGGGTCTTGTTTAATGAAGTTGGCTCTTCAGATTGCGCTCGCGCTTGTTGGTGGGTATGATGATCGTGATCGCGCTTTGTTTACGTTTGATGTGTCGTTGTTTGATGGACAGGATGTGTTTGGCTAATGGCTTATGTTGCTCCTAGTACGGTTACGACGCTTCAGACGTATACGTCGGCTGCGCATAACATCATCGTCAACGACATCATTGATCACGAGACCTATGTCGCACCAATTCGTACAGGTTGGGTTGATTACACTCCGACTCTCGCTCAAGGAGCGTCAACAAATATTGCCAAAACAGTTGTCTACTCCAAGTATATCCAGACAGGTAAACTCGTCATCTGGGTTTGCAGGTTAGAAATTACGGGATCAGGCACGGCTGGTAGCACTCTCACCGTCACCTTGCCGGTAACAAGTGCCGTAGCATCAACAACTGCGGTTGGCGGGGCGGTTTATTTTGACGCAAGCGTGCAGGGATATGTTTGCACAGCCGTGCTAGAGAGCACTACCACCCTATCTTTGACATCAAACGCCAACAACGGTGGTCGTCTTGGAGTCTTTCCAAACATCGCAGCAGCCGTAAACGACCAGTTCACTTTCACCGCGACGTATCCGGCAGCCTAACCACCCGTCCTAACCTAGCGTTCCCCGCCGGGTTGCTTGCGACTCAACACTAGGGTTGGGTACCAGAGCGTGATACGCTAAACTAAACACGTGCCATACACTCGACCCTACAGCGGTGGCTTCGTAGATTATCCCGCCACCACCACACCCATCAACGCCACTGCGCTAAATACGATGGATGTGGGTATTAAGACTGCGAATGATCAGTTTCAGACGGTGACGACTGCGCAGCGCACGGCTCTTACGCCGACGGTTGGGCAGTGTGTGTGGGATTCTGATTTGCGCCAGTTGATGGTGTTTATGAATGCGAGTGGTGGTAATGCGTGGCAGCCGATTGGTAATGCGCTTGTGTGTACGAGTACGACTCGCCCGAGTACGCCGTTTGAGGGTCAGGTTATTCGCGAGACTGATACGAATAAGGAGTTGACGTATTCGGGGTCTGCGTGGGTTCAGACGAATTCGTGGGGTACGACAAGTGGTGTTACTGGTGTTAACAACCTCATCGCGCCACCTTCGGCGCGTGTCATTCGCTCGTCAAACTTGACGTCGTACACCAGCATTTCGGCAATCACTTGGTCGTCGGCGGCTTTTGATACGGATGGCATGTTTTCCGCTGGTTCGCCGACGGTTCTTACTGTGCAAACTTCTGGTATTTACGTCATCACGTTCAATGCGTATGTCACCGGTAGCCCGACATTTTCTTACTCACTACCGAAGATTTTTAAGAATGGTACTTCGATTTGTTTTGCATATTCGTTTGGTGTTACCAATGAGACTGGGTTTGCAATCTCAACGATTCGCAGCCTAACTGCGGGAGATACGGTTTCGGCTGGCGTGCAGATTTCTGGCGGAAGCGCCTACGTCGTGCAAGGCAACGCTACTGAGGGCGAAGGCCAATCGTCGTTGGCGCTGGCTTGGATTGGCCGGACGTCGTAGCGCCATGATTGAGACTTCCGACCAGAAGAAACTCCTAGACCGCTTCCAAAAGTGTTGGGGACAGTCCGACCAAAAGCACCGTCAGAACCGCGAGTTCTACAAAAAGTGCGACGACGGCTACAACGCAATCATCAAGCCATCAAACAGCGAATGGCAAAGCGACCTGCACCCACCATACGCGCTTCAAATCATTGACATTATCGAGTCCAACATTGTTGATGATGATCCTGATGTGCGCGTCATCGCAGCACAACCCCAGTACGAAGAGGGAGCCGAACTGCTCACGCATATCCTGAAGCAGCAGCGATACAAGGATAACTTTGGCGAGAAGTACGCACTCTTCGTCAAGCAGGCGCTCATTCGTGGCATTAGCGTTGCGAAGATTCCGTGGCTAGAGGAGTGGCGTAAGGTTCCGACGCCGAACTACAAGCCTGATCCGATTGGGATGCGGAAGCCGTACGAGACTGTTCCGTATCGTCAGCAGCCCGGCTTTGTCAATGTGGACACTAATCATTTCTTGTGGGATGCGAATGCCACGAGCCTTGATGATGCCGAGTATGTGTTTTTCCGTTCGTACGAGTCGAAGCGTAGCCTTGAGGCTGCTGGTGTGTACGAGAATCTTGATCAGATTGTTGAGATGACTAGCACGATGGCTCCGGATGATAAGGAGCGTCGTAATCGTGTTGAGGTTGTTGAGTGGTGGTGGCGCGACGGGAACATGATGCGCTTGACGGTGGTGGCCAATCGGAACACGATTATTCGTGATTGTGCCAGTCCGTTTTGGCATGGCCAGTTCCCGTTTATTGTGGCGAACATCATGCCGACGCCGTTCTCGTTTCGTGGCAAGAGCATGGTTGAGATCATCAGCGACTTGCAGATTGCGTTGTGGGAGTTGCAGAATCAGCGTATTGACAACTCGAAGTTCATGGCTAACGCGGCTATGTTTGTGGATCCGAATACGGAGCAGCAGGACATTCGTTTGTATCCGGGCGCTGTCATTCCGCTTCGTCCTGATCAGGTGCAGGCGTGGGTTCCGAACATCAGTATTCTTCAGCCGAGTGTGCAGGCTGAGGAGATGTTGAAGGGTGATCTTCAGAACATTACTGGCGCTGTTGGTTATCTTTCTGGCGCGTCTAATACGCAGATTGATCAGACTACGGCGACCGGCATTTCGGTCATTAGCAACATGGCTGCGAAGCGCATCATTAGGATGAAGCAGCAGATTATGTATGCGATGCGCCGGGCCGGTGAGCAGCAAGTTGCTTTGAATCAGCAGTTGCTTCCGGGGCCGGTCGCCATCCGTATGGATCGTGAGGCTGAGAGTGATTGGCGTCTTGTCACTCCGGCTGATATTCAGGGCCAGTACGATTTTCGTGTGGAGGATGCGAACGAGTCGCTTATGCGGCAGGAGCGTCGTGCGGAGGCGCTTGCGTTTGCGAATTGGTTTGGTCAGAATTATGCGCTTCTTGTTCAGAGTGGGGTTCAGCCGAATATGCGCCGTGTTGCTGAGGATGTGATTCAGGCGTTTGATGAAGATCCGAAGGAATATATTGGTGATGGCGGCGAGAATCCGATGCAGGTGCAGAACCCGCCTTTGGTCGGAGGGCCGGGTCAGTCACAGCCGGAACCGACAACCCCAATGGGCGCAGCGCCCGGAACTCCAAGCATCCCGCCTGAGATTCTTGCTGCTCTCGGGGCCGGTTCCGGCCAACCAACCCCCTAGTACGCCGACTAACCGACTATTCGACCGGAGGACAAGATGAGCGAGTTTGAAGAGACTACTGACGAGCGCGATCCGATTGCGGATGCGATTCTGCATGGTGGCACGCCGCCCGTGCCTGAGCAGGCTGAACCTGTTGAGTCTGGCGCTGATGTTGTAGAGGAAGCGCCTACGCAGGAAGAGTTGTTGCTTGGCAAGTTCAAGTCGCCTGATGATCTTGCTGAGGCGTATAAGAATCTTGAGTCCCAGTTTACGCAGGATCGTCAGCGCCTTGCGGATCTTGAGGCGCTACTTCAGGCTGATGAGTATGAGGAGACGCAGCAGCCGTGGGGTATGGCGTTCAATGGCGAGCCGCAGAATGAAGAGGAACTGGTTGGTTGGGCTGAGCGTGATCCGGGCGCTGCTGCTCAGTGGGCTATTTCGAATGCTGGTCGTGTTCCGCAGGAGACTGTGAACTCGTTGTGGGAGCATTGGTTTGAGACTAAGCCTGCTGAGGCTAATTCTTGGTATGTTCAGCAGCAGACTAATCAGGTGCGCGAGCAGTATGAGCAGGAGTTGGCTGCTCTTCGCGAGCAGATTACGCCGCTTCGTGATCAGCAGACGCAGGCGCTTTTTGAGACGAGCATTGAGTCGTTGGAAACTCAGATTCCTGATCTTGCGGATTATAGTGAGAAGATTCAGGAATACATTGACCATATTCCCGATGATCAGTTGCATCTTGCGTTTTTCCCGAATGGGATGGATACGCCGGAGAAGATTCAGGAAGGCGTGAAGAGTCTGTATGCGATTGTTCGTATGCGTGAGACTCCGATGCAGCAGGTTCAGCAGGTTGAGCAGCCGAGCGCTTTTACGCAGTCGCGTCAGGGCGTGGTTGATATGGGGAATGAGGATTACGTTTCCCGTATCAATAATGCTATTCTAAATGCGTAGTTCCGACCATGTGTGGCCCAACCCGACCGTTGGACAACCGCAGAAACCCGTAAACACTCT